GCATGAGCAACGAAATCAAACCGTTACCGCATAACCTGGACGCCGAGCAGAGCGTCATCGGCGCCCTGCTGCGCGACAACGATGCGGTCGATCGGCTCGGCGACCTCCGTGCCGAACACTTCTTCCTATCCGACCACGCCGTCATCTTCAGCGAGCTGATGCGCAACCTGGCCGCCGGTCGCAGCTGCGACGTGATCTCGCTGGGCGACGCGCTGCGCGCCAAGCTGGGCGATTGCTTGCCGTACCTGAACTCGATGGCACAGACCACGCCATCGGCGGCGAACATCGGCCGCTATGCCACGATCGTGCGCGATAAGGCCATCAAGCGCGGACTGATCAAGTTCGGCCGCGACGTGGCGGAGACGGCGGCCACATCGCCGGCAGAAGCGGGAGCGATGGTCGACCAGGCGTCGTCTGCGCTCGAGCAGCTGGCCCAGGCGCGTGTGCGCATCGAGCCGGTGCGCGCGTCCGATGAGATGGTCGCGCACGTCGAAGAGATCGAACGACGGATGAGCGGCCAGACCCGGGCGATATCGACAGGATTTCCTGATGTCGACAAAAAGCTCAGCGGCGGCCTGCGCGCCGGCGAACTGATCGTCGTGGCGGCGCGTCCAAAGATGGGCAAGACAGGCTTCGCGCTGTGCGTGGCGTGCAATGTGGCCGAAGAGCACAGCGTGCTGGTGCTGTCGATGGAAATGCCGAAGGCCCAGCTTCACGACCGCAATTTGGCGAACTTGGGCCGGATCCCGTTGCCGCACCTCCTCGAGCCACAGAACATGCAGGAGCAGGACTGGACGGGCCTGACGCATGCAACGCTCAAACTGGCCAACATGGACCTGTTCCTCGATGACCAGGGTGGCCTGCGCCTGCTCGACGTACGCATGAAGGCAAAGGGCGTTAAGCGCCGGCACGGCCTGGACGTGATGGTTGTCGACTACCTGCAACTGATGGACGGCGACGGCGACAACCGAAACGCACAGATTGAGGGCATCACGCGCGGCCTCAAGGCCCTGGCCAAGGAGCTGGGCATTGCGATCGTGCTGCTGTCACAGCTGAACCGGAAGCTCGAGGAGCGCCCGAACAAGCGCCCCATGCCGTCAGACTTGCGCGACTCTGGCGCCATTGAGCAGGACGCCGATGCGGTGATTTTCCTGTACCGCGACGAGGTGTACAACCCAGACAGCCCAGATATCGGTGTGTGCGAGGTCGACGTGGCCCTGTGCCGCCAGGGTGCGCCTGGCCGTGTCGCACTGGGCTACGTCGGCGAGCAGACGCGCTTCGAGAACCTCACGCATCGTTGGCAGCCCGCGAAGGCGCCCGAGCGGCGCGGAAACCGCGGATTGGCGGCCCACTTATGAGTGCGAACTTATTCAAGCGCGGCGTCGTCTGGCACTACAGGTTCCAGGTAGCCGGCAAGCGCTTCCGCCGCAGCACAGGGCTGACCAGCCGGCGCGCCGCCGAGCAGGTAGCGCAGCGAGAGTATGACGCTGCGGTGCTGCGCGCCAACGGCGGCGAGCCAGTGCCGACACTGGCCGAGCTGGTTCACGCGTGGATCGAAGTGCACCGGCCCGTGTCCAGCGCAGCGCACATTCGCAGCGTCGAGCTGTTCCGACGCCTTCACATGTTTGACCTGGGCGCCAAGTCGATCAATGAGATCACCACGCTCGACGTCGAGCTGGCGCGTAACCTGTACCTGCTGACGCACAAGCCGGCCAGCGCGAATCACTGGCTGCGCATCGTCAAGTTGCTGACGATGTGGGCGGTCAAGCGCGGCATGCTGGCAGCGATGCCATGGCACGTGCCCATGCTCAAGGTTCAGAAGCGTCCGCGCTCGATACTGCCGCTGGCCGTTGCGCGCGCGTGGTTCGCCGCCGTCGATGAGGCCACCGCGCACGCGCCGGGCATCGGCACCGCCGTGCGCCTGATGTTCGGGATGGGCCTGCGCGAAGGCGAGGCGATCAGCGCGCGCTGGGAATGGATCGACTGGGCGCGCAAGACATACACGCCCGGCATCACGAAGGGCAGGGAGGCAGAACCGGTTCCGATGGCCGGATGGCTGCGCGAGCACTTGGAGGCGCGGCGCCAGCACACCGGGCTGATCGTGACCAGGCCGGATGGGCAAGCGTTCACCTCCGGCTTCGCACGCCAGGCAATCCGTACCGCGAACGCGGCGTGCACAGTAAAGGGGATTACACCGCATCGGCTTCGCGGCACATTCGCCACGCTGCTGTCTGAGGCCGGCGTGCCCATCCAGACGGTGCAGAAGGTCATGCGCCACAAGAGCTTTACCACCACGATGGGCTACCTCGAGCACAACCTCAATATGGCTGCTCAAGCGCAGGAGAGAATCAGCGAAGATGCTGGATTTGAACGCCACAAAAGTGACACACGACTTGAAGCGCAGCCCGTAGGTAAAGGCGGTACGGTTGATTAACAGTCAGCAGAAATTTGCAGCGGCGCGCGGCGTTCTGCGGTTGCCGCGACCCAGCCTGGATGACAGCCGAATCCGTCTCGCTCGCGCTCAATGACTCGCCAAAGGGCTGTAAAAGTGGGCGGGCCTTTCATGACAGCGGAGAGGCCGGAATATCGAAGCGATTTTGCTTGGGAGTACGTGACGTCACAAGAAGTGATCAAGACAACGCTTGCCGTACGGAGAACGCACTTTAGTTCTCCAGCAAACGATCGTCGCTCGTGCGATCGCGTGGGGGTAGAGATTAGGATCAGCTCGATTTTGCAAACCTTGACGACCGCAAGTGCTCTAGTGTGCGTTGTTGCAATGAAAGCAATATAGCCGAGTAGCTTTAACTTGGTTTGGAGGGCTGATGCAAGTTCTGGATCGTCCTCAACAACTAGAGCAATTTTCATTTCGAAATGCCCTTTTACACTGATCAACTTTTAATTTTACAGGTTAACTTTGATTTTCGACCAGCTTTTGTCCCGCATGTATGTGGGAAAAGGACTACGTAAAAATTCCCATAGGAAATTTTTAGAGTAGACACGAACGATGGTGGCGAGAATGTGGCGCATAGCTTACAGCGTCGCCTAGAAATCCAAGGATTTTGGATGATCTAGAGTCATCGGATAAATCCTAAGCGGCCGAGTTACCACTAATAATTTATAAAGCGTGCGTCGTGGCATTCCTGGACTGCGTGACCCAGAAGCTTGTTCATTCGATGGAATGTTTGGTGTAGCGTATTCTTGGTAACGCGTCGCGATTCCATAGTTTTTAGTTCGTTCAGCTGTGCGGCGTCCATCAACGTGGCTAGTCGATAGACCTCATCCATAACCTGGGCAAGTCGTTCGGCTGTGTTGTTTGGTAAAGGCGCCAGTATTGCTACTTCGTCAACCGTCCAGAGCTGGAGCGCCGTAATCTTTTTTTTGACGTAAGTACAAAAGGCAAGGCACTTTTCCGCATCAGCCTCATCGTAAAATTCTTCGATTTTTGAGTTGAGTTCCTTGGCCACCAGCACCACGTGCTTTACTCGAAATGTCAAAGCTGATGCCTGTAGTTTGGCGCGGGTCATTTCTCCACGGTTCCTGCGTCGCGTTTCTGCGGTAGCAATAAAGATCGTACCTGCGAACGCCGCAATTGTGCCTAAGGCACCGATCCATTCGGGAGCCTTAACATCCCAGTACGGAAGTTTTGCGATTAAAAGCACGACACATGTAATACCAATTGAGGAGAAGACTCCAACGACCGAGTAGGTCAGCGCACGACGTTCGAACATTCTTTTTCCTTGTAAATAGTTATCCTTAATCTGGCTGTCACTTTTTCAGTCAGTCTTGCGATGATGCTAACATGTAAATGTAATTGTGGTTGAAAAGACAATATTGCAGTAGGTGCGAGGCGCTCGCTATTGGCACTCTGGCATGATGAACCTGGGCAATTACAACGCGAGAAGCTTAACGTCCAAGAGAGGAGCGATGCTCATCATGACGATGTGCCAATGCTTCAATCGTCAACACTGTGGTGTAGATGAAGCGATGCGAAATATTTATTGATGCCAGCAGAAAATTTCCTGTTGGAACAGTGAGAATGCCTGTGTTTATTCACAGGAGAAGGTCATGACTACCGCTGCACTCGGCTTCATCAATGCTTCAAACCTCCGCCGAGTCCGCAAGGTGGAGGTTCCTGTCCAATCATTCGTGAAGGCCGATGGCCTGGATACGTGCTTGGCCTGCTGGAAAGCGTGGATGAGCGGCGACCAAGATAAAGACCTGGGGATGAAGACGATGCGCGGCCTTTCTGGCGAGGAGGCAAGCGCGCCAGACATCCACGAAGCCCAGCAGGATGCCGACCAACGCATCGGCGCCGCAACCGACGCTATGATCAACGGCTTGAGCCGCATTCACGTATGGGCCATCTACCGTATGTGCAGCATCGCCAGCGTGTGGAAGTTTCCAAATGCTGACCTGACTGTCGTGGCTACCGAGGCGCGTCACGAGCTGACTCAGAAGCTCAAGCGAAACATTTGCACGGCAACTCTTTTCTGATATAGTCGCGGCTTAGGCCGTCTTCGCACGTCCAGAGAAAAGCCCGAACCGTTAAACGTTCGGGCTTTTTGCGTTGGTGGTCTACTTTGCAGATAGCACTGAGGCTCGCCCACTGGACTGCATGAGGCCTCCCGTTCAATGCGGATGCAGCTACCCAGCCGCGGGTGAGAGCCCCGCCGTCCGCTCCCGTGTCTCCGGTCCTGCACCAGCAGGATCTTCGCCGCCCCTCGCATCCATGCGCCGGGCGGCTTTTCTTTTCAAGGTATCCCAGTGAGCCAGCCTGTCGTCAGCTACCGTCACGCCATCATCCGCGCCGTCACCGGTAACCGCCCGGCCATGGTCTTCCATGTTGTCGATGAAACTGCGCTGCACTCCATCTGCGAGCGACTGGCTGAGTCTGAGCGTGCCTTCGAGATCCTTCGAGCCAAGGGTTATGGCAAGTCAGGCCAGCTGCTGCACGAGGTCGCTGCGCTGGTACCTAACGCCAGCTGATGGTCTGGGGCACGAAGAGCCGCCACGAGCGTGGCTACGACAGCGCCTGGGTCAAGGTGCGCAACCAAGTGATGGAACGCGATGAAGGCGAGTGCCAGCGCTGCAAGCGCGCCGGCCGCACCAGCTTGGCCCGCGCGGTCGACCACATCATCAGCAAGGCCAAGGCCACCGAGCTGCGCTGGACGCGCGCCAAGACCGATCACCTTTCCAACTTGGAAGCCATCTGCAATCCATGCCATGCGATCAAGACCGAGGCAGAGCAGGGCAAGAGCAAGCGAGTGAAGCGCGCCGCCGGCCCTGATGGCTGGCCAGTTTAGCGATGGTAAGGGCTTGGTGAAGTTGAATACCTGCGGAAGTTACACGAACCATAGATAGGCGACTGTCATGACTACGACCATCGCCCCAAAAACAAATGCGGCAATCGTGGCGTTTCGCTTTTTATGCGACGGGTCTGGATGAGCGCACCAAGGACAGGCACCTGCGGATGACGGCACTGGATTTTTGCAAGCTGGGCAAGAGGTCAAAAGCATGGAAGAGGATGATGAAGTCGAACATTCGACTATACCATTTCCATGGAGAAATATAAACACATGTTGCAATATAGAAACATGGTTGGGGGGAGGTCAAATCTCTGCGACCTTCGCCTATGGGGACCGCCTGCCCCCTCTTTGTGCATAACCGCGAAATGAAACTTTTTTTCTGGGACTGAAATTATGGCCGGAAGGCGCCCGACTCCCAGTGCGCTCAAGCTGGTCACGGGCAACCCGGGCAAGCGGCCACTGAACAAAAAAGAACCAAAACCACGTACAAAAACACCAGTTTGCCCGGTGCACCTCGATGCCAAGGGTAAGGCGGTGTGGAAGAAACTGTGCGCGCTGCTGAAGCGAATGGGCGTGCTCACCGAGGCTGATGGCCTGGCGCTCGAGCGCCTTTGCGACTGCTACTCCGACATCCTGAAGTGCCGGGAATTGATCGAACGCGATGGTCGCACCTACACGTCGATTGATCAGAACAGCAACACCCTCATCAAAAACAACCCTGCGGTGAACCAGCTGCGCGCCGCCGACGCGCAATTCAAAAGCTACCTGGTCGAATTTGGATTGACGCCGGCTGCGCGATCGAAAGTGAACGTGGACCCCGATGACAAGAAAAAGGACGACCCGCTCGGCAGCTACTTCGGCTGACCCTGTCTCCGAGTACGCCCGTGAGGTCGTCGCCGGAGCGCGCATCGCCGGCCCGCACGTGCGCCACCAGTGCGCGCGCCACCTGGCCGACGTCGATGAGGGTGCGAAACGTGGGCTGGTGTGGGACGTTGCCGCTGCGCTGAAGGCGATCGGCTTCTACCGCGACGTGCTGAAGCTGAATGGCGGCGACTTCGAGGGCAATCCGTTCGAGCTGTTGCCGTGGCAGCAGTTCGTTGTCGGCAGCATCTTCGGATGGAAGCGCGACGACGGCTACCGGCGCTTCCGCGTGGTTTACGTCGAGACAGCGAAGGGTAGTGGCAAGTCGCCGCTGGCGGCCGGCGTCGGGATGAAGGGCCTGGTTGCCGACGGCGAACCGCGCGCGGAGATTTACGCTGCAGCGACGAAAAAAGACCAGGCGATGATCCTGTTTCGCGATGCTGTCGCGATGCATGACCAGTCGCCAGAGCTGGAAAAGCGCCTCACGAAAAGCGGCACCGGCGAGAAGGCCTGGAACTTGGCGTACTTGGCCACCGGCTCCTTCTTCCGGCCGATCAGCAGTGATGATGGCCAGTCCGGTCCGCGTCCACATATCGCCTTGGTCGACGAGTTCCATGAACACAAGACGGCAACCGTGCTCGAGATGATGCGCGCGGGGACGAAGAGCCGGCGCCAAGCGCTGATCTTCATCATCACCAACGCCGGCGCCAGTCGCAAGTCGCCGTGCTGGAACTATCACGAGTATGGCGCCAAGGTCGCGAGTGGTGAAGCGCTAGACGATTCGTTCTTCCCCTACATCTGCGCCCTAGACGAGGAAGACGACCCGTTCGAGAGCGAAGACTGCTGGCCGAAAGCAAACCCAAGCCTGCAGGATGCAAATCTGCCTGGCTACAAATACATTCGGGAGCAGGTGACCGAGGCGAAGGGCATGCCTTCGAAAGAGGCGATCGTGCGCCGGCTGAACTTCTGCCAGTGGACCGACGCCGAGTCGCCCTGGATCAGTCACGAAATCTGGAAAGAGGCGCATCTCGACTACGACGTCGAGTCTCTGCGCGGGCGCCGCGCGGTGGCCGGCCTCGACTTGTCCAGCACCACCGATCTTACGGGTCTGGTGTTTCTGGTCGAGCCGATCGAGCTGGGCGAACCTTGGAAGCTGGTGCCCTACGCTTGGCTTCCGGACGACAATCTCGCACGGCGGGCGCAGCAGGACATGGTGCCCTATGTCGATTGGAAGGCCGAAGGCCTACTCGAAACAACGCCCGGACGTGCGATCAGCAAGCGGATCATTCTGCAAAAGCTGTCGGCCATGTGCGATTTCTTCGACATCACGGCGTGTGCATATGACCGCTGGCGCATCGAGGACTTGCAGCAGCTGGCCAGCGACGACGGGATCAGCCTGCCGCCCATGGAAGCGTTCGGTCAAGGCTATAAGGACATGAGCCCGGCAATCGAGCAATTCGAAACAATGCTGCTCAACGGAGAAATCGCGCACAACGGGCACAAGGTACTCACCATGTGCGCCGGCAATGCCGTGACGGTGCAGGACGGAACCGGCAGTCGCAAGCTCGACAAGGAGAAAGCGACCGGCCGCATCGACGTGATCCTCGCTGCAGTGATGGCTGCTGCTCTGGTCATCCGCGCGGAGCCGAAAAGCACCAAAATTAACCAAGGCTTCGTGATTCTCTGATGAAAAACCCATTTAAAGTACTGGCCGACGTGTTCCGAGACGATCCGGCGCCGGCTGCAAGCGCGCGTCAAGAGCCGATCATTGAAGCGCAGAACAGCGCAACGCTGGTCAAGTCGAGCGATCCGCAGGTGATCGCGGTGCTGGGCGGTACGCCGGCCGCGTCGGGATTCGCCGTCA